CGCTATGACCGCCGCAGAGATTGACGCGCTGGAGCAGGAAACCACACAGCTTACCGAAGAGCGCGCCGGACTGATTGCCGCCGCCGAGAAGCGCAACGGCATTCTTGACAATATCGCGAAGGGCGCGGGCGTTGTTATCCGCACTTTCCAGCAGACCGACAACAACGGGGGTGCTACTACTCCGGACAATCCTTCCGCTACGCCGGAATATCGTTCCGCGTGGCTGAAAAACATTGCCGTAAGAAGCGGAATTTCCCTTCTTGGCGATATGTCCGCAGAGGAACGCGCCGCATTTACCGCAACGACCGCAAACAGCGCCGCAGTTGTACCGCCCGCAACGCTCAATATGATTATTGATCTTGTTGAGAGTATGTCCCCTATGCTGGAGGACGCAGAACATTCCGGCATGACTTCCGGTTTCGGCGTTCCCCGCCGCAAGTCTATTAAGGCTGGCGACGCGAAGGGCGTTGCAGAGGGTACGGCAAACGACGACGAAGAGAACGAATTTGATCTTCTGTCCCTTGAAGGTATCGAGATCAAGAAACACGCTGTTCTGTCCCGCAAGATGAAGTTTAAGTCTATCGACGCGTTCGAAGCTTGGCTGGTGAATGAGCTTGCGGAGCGTATCGCCGTAGCGAAGAACCGCGTTATCCGCAATCGTCTTGACGGCGTTGCGCCCGACGGCGGTTCTGCTATCGCGGGCGCGGGCATTGCCACCGCCAACATTCTGACCGGACAGAAGTACACAGACGCGGCTATTCGCGGAATGTTTGCACTGCTGAAAGGCAAGGGCGAACGCGTTATTTACGCGAATAACAAGACCATTTGGAACAACCTTGCGGGCATTGAGGACGGCAACAAAAACAAGTTGTTTGTTCCTAACAGTATGGTTGATCCTATTACTGCGGGGCGCATTTACGGCGCTTCCGTGAAGGTTGATAACGAAATCGCGGACAACGTTATTTACCTTGGCACAAAGGGACAGGTTATCGCGAACGATTACGATGAGCTGGAAATCTTCTCCGCAATCGAGCCTAAAACCGCGAACGAGGTTAAGACCGCGTACAGCTTGTTTGACGCTGGCTTGAAAAATCCCGAAAGTTTCGTGAAGGCGACATTCGTCACTGCTTAATAGCGGGAGGGCTGACAAATGCTTGACAAGGTAAAGCTGGCGTTGCGGTTGAGCGGGACAGCGCTTGACGGCGAAGTTTCCGATCTCATAAACGCGGCGATTGCCGATCTTCGCCTTGTCGGTATCAACATTCCGGCGGAAGCGGGATCGTCCAGTAAAACGCTGGGCGATCCCCTTCTTGATCGGGCGGTTGTGCTTTATGCAAAGGCGGAATTCGGCTTCAATGACGACGCGGAGCGCTACCGCAACGCATACGACTATTTGAAATGCGCGCTATCGCTGACGGCTGATTATATCGAAAGAGAGGTGGCGGCAAAATGAGATGGGGCGAACAAATAACTTTGATCGCGCTATCCGATCCTTCGCCGTCAACGAACGAACACGGCTTCCCCGTTGCCCGCATTGAAACCGCGACAACGGTTTTTGCTGACAAGAAATCCGTGGGCTTTTCGGAGTTCTACAAAGCGCAACAGGCGGGATATACAACGGAATTGAAGTTTGACGTTCATTCTTTCGAGTATGAGGAACAGCAGATCGTGGAATATCCCGTTTCAAGCGGGAAACGGTATCGCGTCCTTCGGACGTACATGCACGGGAACGGAGAATTTACGGAATTGACGCTGGTTAATCTTCCGGAAGCGGAAGGGAGCGGCGCAGATGGCTAAATTCACCGTAACAGGGCTTGACGACGTACAAGAAGCAATGCTTCGGAGGGACAAAGCGACAATGGAAGCCGTGCCGGAAATGCTGAAAGCTGGCGGCGAGGTTATCAAGAACGCGTTTCAAGCGGAAACGAAGAAGTTAAACAGCACAGGCAGAGGAACAGGCGATTTAACCGCGTCGATCAAGGTATCCGCAGTAAAAGAACGCAACGGCGGGAAATACGTCGATATTGCGCCGACGGGTACAGATCGGCACGGGGTACGCAATGCCGAAAAAGGCTTCGTGCTGAATTACGGGCGTTCAAATATGCCCGCACGACCGTGGTTCACGGCGGCGAACGAAAAAGCGGCGGACGAAGCGACGGCAGAAATGCGCCGCGTTTGGGAGGAAAAGCAAAATGAACGTTGACAGTACTTTGAAAGCGTTGCTTGACAAGCTGGGCGTTCCCGTCGCCCGTTTGAAATATAACGGGCGGGCGGCTTGCTTTATCACCTACCAGCTTGTCGTGGGGCGCGACACGCTCTTTTCTGATGATGAAGAGGGCGCACAGGAATACACGTATCAAATTAACATCTATTCAAAAACGGATTACTTCGCACTTCTCCAGCGATTAAAAACAGCGCTGAAAGCGGCGGGGTTCTACGGAATAACCATCAACGCGGAAGTGTATGAGCAGGACACGGGCTATTATCACGTCCCCGTTGAAATCAAGTATATGGAGGTATGACAAATGGCAACAATCGGATTGCGCGATCTTTACCGCGCGCCCATTACGATCGGAACGTCCGGCGCGGAGGAATACGGAACGCCCGTGCGAATGGCGAAGGCAATTTCGGCGGAGCTTTCCGTGGAAGTAGCCGAAGCGATCCTTTACGCCGACGACGGCGCGGACGAAGTTGTAAAAGAATTCGTTTCCGGCGAAATCACGCTGAACGTAAACGATCTTCTTCCGGCTGACCTTGCCGCCCTGCTTGGGCAGAAGCAGGACGCGGACAAGGTTGTTTACGGTGCAGACACAGACGAAGCGCCGTATTTCGCAATCGGCTTCCGCGCGAAGAAAGCGGGCGGAACGTACAAGTACATTTGGCTTTACAAAGTCAAGTTTGCCGTTCCGGACGAAAACTATACCACGAAGGGCGACAGTATCGAATTTACCACGCCGGAGATCGTCGGGCAGTTCATCAAGCGTTCCGACGGCTTGTGGAAGGCTGAACACGTCGCAGAGCCTACGAACAGCGTGGCGGCGGCTTGGTTTACTACCGTTCGCGAACCGAATAACGCGGGCGGCTGATCGAAATTGAAAGGAGGAACGGCGGGGAGCTTGAAAAGGCTTCCCGCCTTATTCTGTTATGAGTGCAATTAAAGACGGACGCTTCCCGATCGTACTGGACAAGGAAAGACACCTTCTTTTCAGTTTGAACGCGATCGACGAAATGCAGGATAAATTCGGCGGCTTTGATCGCCTTGATACCGTGCTTTCCGGAAAGGACAGCATTAAAAATCTTCGCTGGCTTTTGACCGTGCTTTTGAACGAGGGTGCAGAGGACGACGAAGAACCGCTTACCGAAAAACAGGTGGGCAAGCTCATTCATACGGGCAATTTTGCCGAAGTGAAAACGGCTATCTTCAAGGCGTTTTCTATGGGCAACAACGGAACACCCGAACCGCCCGAACAGGACGGCGAGGACGACGAAGAGGACATCGAAAAAAACATGACGGCGGGCAAGGAATAATCGACCTTGCCCGCCTTCTTTATATCGGCGTAACGCTTCTTCGGTGGAGCGAAGCCGAAGTATGGCGCATGACACCGTATAAAATTTTGACGCTTTTCAAAATTCATCGTGAATTCAATCCGGATCGCTTCAAGCCAGTTCCGAAAGAAGTTGATATTGACGACGTGTTAGGGGGGATATAAATGGCGAAAGAAGAGCAGATCAAAACATCAATCGACCTTACGGGCGAAAAAGAGTATCGCGCCGCTTGCAATAGCATAAATTCTTCCCTTCGCGAAATCAATTCCGAAATGAAGCTGGCGACGGCGGAGTTTGCGGACAACGCTTCCGGCGCGGAAGCGCTGACGAAAAAACAGGAGATTTTGCAAAAACAGCTTGCGGAACAGGCAAAGAAAGCGGAAGCGGCGGAAGAAGCATTGAAGAAAATGCGGGAAGCGGGCATTGATCCGACCGATCCCGCCTATCAGAAAATGCAAACGAACCTTAACAACACAAAGGCGGAGATGGCGAAAACCGAAAAGCAGATCAAAAGCACTTCGGAAGAATTGAAAAGTTCCAAAGTGAATTGGGAAGCCGTCGGGGAAACCGTCGGGAAAGTCGGAAAAGCATTCGGCGCGGCGCTTGCCGCGTTAGGTGCGGCGGCTGTGGGCGCGGCTTCCGCTCTTGCAGGGCTGACGGTATCCGCTTCTAACTATGCCGACGACCTTATAACGCAAGCGACATTCACGCGGCAGACGACGGACGATCTTCAAAAGTACGCCTACGCCGCCCGCTTTATCGACGTAGAAGTAAACACGCTTACAAAGTCGATGGCAAAAAACATAAAGTCAATGGACAGTGCCCGCAAGGGTTCGGCGGCGTATGCTGACGCATACAAGAAGCTGGGCGTTTCCGTGACGGACGCGAACGGAGAGCTTCGCAACAGCAACGACGTTTATTGGGATTGTATCGACGCGCTGGGTTCTATTCAGAACGAAACGGAGCGGGACGCGCTTGCAATGCAGTTGTTCGGCAAATCCGCGCAGGAATTGAACAGCGTTATTGAAGCGGGTTCGGAAGCGTTCAAGGAATTAGGCGACGAAGCGGAACAAATGGGCTTCATTCTATCGGAGGACGCAGTAAACAGGCTGGGGGCTTTCAACGATAAATTACAAGTGCTTCAAGCCGGAGCGGAAGGGCTGAAAAACGCAGCTTCTTTGATCGCTCTTCCCTTCCTTGACACGCTGGCGGGCGAAGGTATCCCGATTATGACGAAGTTTTCTAAAGCCGTCATGGACGCGGAAGGCGACGTAACGAAGATGGCGGACGCGCTGGGCGAAGGGATTTCCGACGTTCTCAATCTGATTGTTGAGAAATTGCCGGAGTTCATCGACATGGGCGTTCAAATGGTAACGTCTTTGATTTCCGGCATTGTATCGAACGCGCCGACTATCGCTTCGGCGGCGGTGCAGATCGTCGAAACGCTGGTTGAAGGCATTGCGGAGCTTTTGCCGCTTCTCATTGAAGGCGCGGCGCAGTTGATCGCGGGGCTTGCGACCGGATTGGCGAAATCGCTTCCGAAACTTGTTCCGACGATCGTTGACGTTGTATTGAAAATCGTTCAAACGCTGATCGACAATATCCCGTTGCTGATCGACGCGGCGTTACAGCTTATCACGGGGCTGGCGCAAGGAATTATAAACGCGATACCGGTTATTGTTGCCGCGCTTCCGCAAGTAATTTCAAGCCTTATCGACGGGTTGCTATCGGCGATCCCGCAGATCATTCAAGCGGGTATCGACCTTCTGACGGCGCTTGTTGCCGCGCTTCCGGAGATTATAGCCGCAATCGTAGAAGCGATCCCGCAGATCATAGACGGGATTATAACGGCACTTACGGAGAATATACCGCTTATCATTCAAGCGGGAATTGATCTTCTTGTCGCGCTCATACAGGCGTTGCCGGAAATCATCGTGACGATCGTTCAAGCGATCCCGCAGATAATCAGCAGTATTGTAAACGCGCTGATCGGGAATATCGACCAAATCATTATGGCGGGCGTTCAGCTTTTTGTGGCGCTCATTCAGAATTTGCCGACGATCATAGTTGAAATTGTGAAGGCAGTTCCGCAGATTGTTTCCGGCATTGTGCAAGCGTTCGCGTCGCTGGGCGGCGAAATGATAAACGCGGGCGCAAACCTTCTTCACGGCTTGTGGGAAGGTATCAGCGGCGCGGCTTCGTGGTTGTGGGAAAAGGTATCCGGCTGGGCTTCGTCCCTTGTTTCGGGTATCAAGGACTTCTTCGGCATTCATTCCCCGTCAACGGTATTCGCTGAAATCGGCGGCAACATGGCGGACGGCGTGGGCGTAGGCTTCACCGACAACATGGGCGGCGTTGAAGGCGATATGACCGCCGCAATGGGCGGAGCGGGCGCGCTGACGGCGGCGGAAGCAGTAAACGCCGTGAACAACGGCATTATTGCGAACATTGAAGGCTTGTCCGGAGCGGTGAACGCGATCGTCGAGCGGGTTATTACCGGACTGACGGCGCAAGCTCAACGTTTCAATCAAGCCGGACAGGACTTCGACAAGAACATAGCTTCCGGCATGGTGGCGGGTATCGTGCAGATCACGCAGAAAGTACCGCAGATCGCGCAAAGCATTATTACCGCATTCACGGCACAACATCAAAAGTTCGTAACCGAAGGAACGAACATCGACAAGAGCATAGCGCAAGGAATGATCGCGGGTATCCCGCAGATCACGGGCAAGGTTGCACAAATCATTCAGCCCGTTATTACCGCGCTTCGCTCTTACGTATCGCAGTTCACGGAAGCGGGCGAAGAGATGGTGCGCGGCATTTGGCAGGGCTTTCAAAATATGTCCGGCTGGCTTGAAAACCGCGTCCGCTCTATGATGAGGGATATTGTGGCGGCGGTTGAAGAGGAAATGGACATCAATTCCCCGTCGAAGGTTTTTGCCCGTATCGGTTCGTACATGGCGCAGGGCTTGGGCGAAGGCTTCGCCCGCGAAATGCGCGACGTTGAAAGTTCGATCCGGCGCGAAACGTCGAACGCCGTTCCGGAATTCCGTTCCGGAGAGGGACGCGACACGCGCGGCGGCGGTACGCCTTCCGTTGAAGTCGTGCAAAACATCTATGCGAACGAAACGAGCTACGCCGAACAGCAAAGACAGGCGGCGCGGCAGTTCCGGCAGATTGCGCGGGAGGTTATGGCATGAGGACACAAGAAAAATTGATCTACACGAACGAGCGCGGGGAAAGCATAGAGTTTTCCCCCGCTTCTTCGTATCACGTAAACTTCAAGGACGTTACCGGACTTTCCGACGTGCGGAACGCTATTTACAGCACCAACAGCATGGGGCAGGACGGCGACACCTACTTGGGCTATCGGATCGAAAGCCGCGATATTGACATCGTGGGATACATCAAGGAGCGGGACAAGCAAGCGGCGCAGAACCTACGCCGGAAGCTGAACCGCATATTAAATCCGCAGTACGAAGCAACGTTGACGTATGTTTTCGGCGACTTCCGGCGGGTGATCGGGTGCAAGATCGACGACGCGCCGATCTTCAAGCGAAAGCCGATCTTCGAGCAATTCACGGTTAGCTTGTCTTGCCTTAATCCCTTTTGGAGAGAGGAAACGGAAACGCGCGAGGACATAGCAACGTGGATCGGCGGATTTGAATTCCCCGTTCCGGACGGGCTGGAGCTTTACGACGGCTGGGAAATCGGCTATCGCCAGCCGTCGCTGATTGTGAACGTCTACAATTCCGGCGACGTGAAAAGCGGTATCCGGATCGAGTTCCGCGCGATCGGCGCGGTTACAAATCCCGTATTGCTGAACGTCGATACACGGGAGTTTATCAAGCTGAATATTTCGCTTGTAGCGGGCGACGTTTTAACCGTTTCCACGGGCTACGGTGAAAAAGCCGTGAAGCTGAACCGTGGCGGAACGATTACAGACGCGTTCCGCTATCTCGACGTTGATAGTTCGTATTTGCAGATCGCCGTGGGCGACAATCTCTTCCGTTATTCAGCGGACGCGAACGCCGAAAATCTCGAAGTTTCGATCTATCACAATAACTTGTATTTGGGGGTGTAGCGCGGTGGAATTATACGTTTATAGCCGCGATATGACACTTCAAGGGATCGTCGAAAAGATTTCGTCCTTGATATGGACGCGGCGTTATTGGAGTTGCGGCGAATTCAAGTTGCTTGTTCCCTTCACGGAGGAACACGCCCGCTTGCTGGTGAAGGAAAATATCATCATCAAGCGCGGCGGCAACGAAGCGGCGGAAATCCGCTATATTCACATCACGAAGAATTCACAGGGCATGGAGGAAATAGAGGTTCAAGGCAAGTTCCTTCTTTCGTGGATCGGCAAGCGCATTTTGACAACGCAGATCATCACGAAGGACACGACACAGAACATTCTATACGCCATTGTGAAGCAGACTTGCACGAACGCAGGAGCGGCGCGCAATATCCCGAATTTCAGCATATCCACGACCGACGCAGACACCGGAAGCGGGCAGATCGACTATACTTCGGAGCAGTACGCAAACGCCCAGCTTGCGGCGGAAACGGCGGCGAAGGCGGCGAAGCTGGGTATTCGGGTTCTGACAAATGCCCGCACGGGCAAGCATACCTTTTCCGTTTACGAAGGGCGCGATCTTACGGCGGGCAATACCGCAGGGAACGCGCCTTGTATCTTTTCGCAGGAGTTCGACAACATCGTGGAACAGGAATACACGAACAGCGTTGAAAACCTTAAAACAACGGCTTACGTCGGCGGAGAGGAAAAAGAAGGCGTAACGCGGAAGGTTGCCGAAGTCGGCGGCAGTTCGACGGGGCTTTCCCGCGACGAAGTTTTCATCAATGCAACGGACATCGTGCAGGAATACGAAAACGAGAGCGGGCAGACCGTAACGCTTACCAACGCGCAATATTTAGCGCTTCTTTCCGCGCGCGGCGTTGAAGAGCTGGAGCAATACGCGGAAACGCTTGCTTTCGGATCGAAGATCAACACGAACGCGAATTTGAAGTACGGCACGGACTACGATTTGGGCGATCGGGTAACGTGTATCAATAAGCGCTGGAACGTCCGCATTGACGTTCGCATAACGGAGATCGCGGAAACCTACGAAACCAGCGGCGAAGAAATAGATATTACCTTCGGCGAGAGCTTGCCCGCGCTTCTGACACAAATTCGGCAGATTACGAAATAAAGGAGGGCTTCACAGCATGGAAAAATCAAGTTTCTTCAACAGCGTTTCGCACGATCGCACGTACAAGGCGGAGGATTGGGCGGAATACTTTGCTTCGTTCATCGGGAACGGCGTTTTCCCCGTCCCTTCGACGGGGCTTCAAGTCGTTGCAAACGACGGAATGAAGCTGAACGTAAAAACGGGCAAAGCGTGGATCAACGGTTACTTCTACTTCAACACGGGCGATCTTGCCGTCGAGCTTGACACGGCGGACGGACAGTTGAACCGCATTGATCGCGTTGTCGTGCGCTGGGATTTGACAAACCGCGTTATGTCGGTGAAGGTCAAATCTTCTTCGTTCAGCGCTTCCCCTACCGCGCCCGCATTGCAGAGGGACGCGGACGTTTACGAGCTTGCGCTGGCGGACATCTACGTGGGCGCGGGCGTAACAGCTATCACGCAAAGCAAGATCACGGATCAACGCTTGAACACGTCGCTTTGCGGCGTTGTTGCCGCCGTCGTTCAGCAGATCGACACGGCGGCTTTTAACGCACAGCTTCAAGCGTGGTTCGCTGAATATCAATCCCTTTCGGCGGCGGAGTACAACACACTTGTTTCGTATATGAATTCGCTGAAATTGCAGGGCGACGCGCAATACAACGCGTTCGAGCAACACATGGCGGACTTTGAAACACAGGCGGCGGCGGATTTCAACGCATGGTTTAACGGCTTGCAAACCGTCCTTGACGATAACGCGGCAACAAACCTTCTGAACATCACGAACGCGCTTGACGCGCGCGTGGATATGCTGGAAGCGGTGCTTTTCAATGACATTACGACAAATCCGTTCTTGATCCTCTTCGATGATCTCGACGGCGTAACGTCTACGGGCATTTGGAACGAGAGTTTGCAGAGGATCGAATGTTGACGCGGTACGCTTGCACGGTGGCGGAATTATCGTGCGTGATCGGGAACATCTTTGCGGAGCTTTCCCCACCATGCGCGGCTTGCGGTGCGGAGGTATTGCAGATCACAGGAACAACGGTTACAGGGAACGCGGCAACGCTGACCGTTACCGAAGCGGGCTTCGATTTCGACGGGTGCGCCGACGATACCGCTATGATCGAGCGAATGCGGAAAGGACGGTGCATATATGCAAAGACCGGAGCGGGAGCGGAAAGAACCGACGGAATTCAACGTGATTGTGAAAGCGAAAGACCTTGTAAAGCACACCTTCACGATCACGAATTCGACGGAGCGCTACCCGAAGAAATACCGCTTCACGCTTGTAAACAGGATACAGGATAAAGCGGTGGACATTTACGAATGCGTCCTTGAAGCGAACGAATTAGACCTTCGGGACGCGCAGGAATACAGACAACGGCAGAAGCTACAAGCAAAGGCGCTGACCTATTGCAAGGAGCTTCTATTTTTCATAGAGCTTTCGCAGGAAATGGGCTTTATTTCTATGAGCAGTTGCGAATATTGGTCAAAACTTGCGCTTGAAGTGAAGTACATGACGACCGCGTGGAAGAAGCGGGACAAAACGAGAGCTTGAAAAACGTTCGGGGTACATCTTGATACGCCTAATTCGTCGAACGCCAACAACGTCCGCAACGTCAATTCGGACGGCTCTTTGAACAACAACAACGCGTACAACGGCAACAATGGCGTTCGCCCGCTTCGGTGGACTATGTGAACGAGTAGGCACAGCCGAAAGCAGAATACCACCATCAAAGGAAGGCGTATCCCGTCGCCGCTATCCACGGCGGGGACGAATACAGGATCGCCGATACCGGAGCATACCGCCTTCCGGCGGCTGGCAAAGGTTATAAACAGCGAGGATTTTTTATTATGACAGACTTTGAAAAGATACACAGTTTTGAAAGCCTATACAATGCCTACCGAAAGGCGCGGCAAGGCAAGAGGTGGAAAGGAGCGGCGGCAAAGTTTGAAGTTAATCTTCTTGAAGCGCTGAACCTATTAAGCGCGCAGATCAGAACGAAGCGCTATACCATGTCCCCGTATAACACGTTCGAGGTATACGAACCGAAGCGCCGCGTGGTTATGTCGAACAGCTACAAAGACAAGGTTGTTCAACATTCGCTTTGCGATAACGTGCTTGAACCGATTTTGACACGATCGTTCATTCGCGATAACTACGCGTCGCAGGTGGGGAAAGGTACGCATTACGGGTTAGACAGGCTTCAAGAGTTCATGCGGAGGTTTTACAGAAAGAACGGAATTGACGGCTGGATACTGAAAGGCGATATTTCAAAGTATTTCTATTCGATCCGGCACGACGTTTTGAAAACCTTAATCCGCGAGAAGATAACCGATCCGGACGTTTTGTGGCTTGTCGATCTTATCATCGACAGCACCGAAGGCAACGTCGGAATACCGATCGGCAATCAAACTTCACAGCTTTTCGCCCTTCTCTACCTTGACGGGCTGGATCACTTCGTAAAGGAAAAGCTGGGTATCAAATATTACGGGCGCTATATGGACGACTTCTTTTTGATCCATCACGACAAAGCATATTTGCAGGAGTGCCGGAAGCAGATTGAAGCGTTCGTACAGGCGCGTGGGCTTTCGCTGAACGCGAAAACAAATATCTTTCCCTTAAAACACGGCGTTGATTTCTTGGGCTTTCATACATACTTGACCGAAAGCGGCGCGGTGATCCGCAAGGTGCGCCGCCGGAGCAAGAACAATATGAAGCGGAAGTTGAAGAAATTAGCCGCCATTCACGCGGCGGGACGGATCGACGCAAAGACCGTTGAACAATCCTATCAAAGCTGGAGAGGACACGCCGAAAAGGGAAACAGCTATCACTTGATCCGGCGGACGGATCATTATTACAACAGCTTAATGAAACCAAAGGAGGCGGCACAATGTCAAAAAAATTAGGCAGTTTGACGGTGGGCGCGAAGATTGAAGTTCCGGTTCTTTCGGCGTATCAATCGCGCTTCGGATCGAAGATCGTTTTCAAGATCGCCGACAAGAACCACAGCGGCTACCCGTCGAATTCCGTAACGCTGATTACGGAAAAAATCATTCAGTTAATGTGCTTCGACGCAAAGGAAGCAAGCAACAGCAACAGCGATCGGAAACAATACGGCAATAACCGCTATCAATATTCAAACATTCTGCAATGGCTGAACAGTAACGCGGCGGCGGGCGCATGGTACAGCGCAAAGCACAGCGCAGACGCGCCGCCCACAAACGCGAACGTATGGAACAATTACAACGAATACGACGCGTGGGCGGGCTTCCTTGCTATGCTTGATCCGAAGTTCGTTGCGGAGCTTCTGACAACAACGCAGACCGTCGCAAGAAATACCGTTACCGACGGCGGAAGCTATGAAACGGTAACGTCAAAAATGTTCCTTCCGTCCACCACAGAAGTGGGGCTTGCGAATGAAAACAATATCGCAGAAGGAACACTTCTTGCGCTATTCAGCAACAACGCTTCCCGCGTCGCTTATCCTACGGCGCAATGCGTGAGCAATTCGGAGTACACGGACGCTAATTTCAGCACGTCAAAGGGCTGGTATTGGTGGCTTCGTACGCCTTATTCGTCGTACGCCTACTACGTCCGCTACGTCGATTCGGACGGCTCTTCGAGCTACCTCAACGCGTACTACGGCAGCTATGGCGTTCGCCCGCTTTGTAATCTTAAATCTTCTATCTTGGTATCTGACAGCCCGAACAGCGACGGAAATTATACGGTAATCTACAATTCCGCGCCTTCCGCGCCGCCCAGCATTACCGCGCCCGCGACGTGTTACAGCAGACAGAACATCAACATTTCTTGCGCGGCGGCGACCGATCCGGACGGCGACGCGCTGACCTATTGTTTCGAGCGCTCATACAACAGCGGCGCGTGGACACAGGTTCAAGCGTCCGCAAGCAGGACGTTCACGGAAGCGGTATCGACCGCGTGGAACACGTTAAAATACCGCGTCCGCGCAAAGGACAGCTACGGCAATTATTCTGCGTACACCACAAGCGGAGATATTGCCGTAATCCATAACCAGCCGCCCGTGATTTCCGGCAGTAACGCCGATCTTGGCACGAAGCGCGGGGATTTCACCTATCAATACAGCGTAACCGATCCGGACGGCGACACGGTGAACGTTGTTGAAAAGATCGACGGAAAGACAATCGCGACGAAGAACGCAATCACGCTGGGCGCAACGCAGACGCTTTCCGTTTCCGGAAATACCTTCACGGCGCTTACGAACGCCCAGCACACGATCACAATTACGGCGACCGACAGCGCAGGAAATAGCGCCGTCCGGACGCTGACGTTCACGAAGTCGATCGCGGGCTTCGTTATCACGCTTTCCACGCCGCTGGAAGCCAACAGCCAGCCGACACGCGCGAATATCAAGGTAACGCGAGATATTCCGGCGGGCGGCACGTTCAAGGTTGAAGCGACGAACAATCCGTTTGACGCTTCCCCCGTTTGGGAGGATTGCACGAACGCGGTTGTTCAAGGCGTTGCACACGTTTTCACAAATAAGATCAACACGGCGGCACAGTACGGAATGAATATCCGCGTAACCGTCCAGCGCGGCGACGCGCTGACCGCTTGCTGGGTATCGGGGATCGGGGGGAATTTTGAATGAGCGTAACACACAAGAAGAGCGAAAAGCAGATCGGCGCGGCAGAGCTTGAAGCCTTGCGCGCTTCGATCATGGCGGAGGTTGAAGCCGCCCGCGCCGAAACCGAAGAAAGCATTATTTCGAGTATCCGCAATAACCTTGTTTCCCTTCCGGAGCAAGGCGAAGAGTGGAACGAGAAGAAAAGCTATATCACGGGCGACGTGGTAACGCTTGACGGCGTGAGCTACACGGCAACGCATTACAGCCGTGGAAAATCCCCTGCTTCAAATCCGGACAAATGGACGCGCACACCGACCGAAGAGGAAATCGGCGCATGGGCTGACCTTCCGGACGGCGAAGTAATCACGGAGGGAACAAAGGTAACGCACAACGGGAAGAAGTGGGTATGCGTCGCACAGCATTTCAAATCTTCCGTCTATTCCCCGCGCGTCAATTCGACGAAGTGGGAAGAGATCACATAAACGGGAAGGAGGAAGAAGAGCATGGACAATTTCACCACGGTTCTTTCCGTCGTATCTACGCTTTGCGCTATCGTATTCGGATATATTGCTTTCGTGCGGAACAGGGACAAGGACAAGGAAAGCAATGTGAAGCACGACGCGACCGTTTTAACCGAGATCGGATACATCAAGGCGAACACGGACGAAATCAAAGCGGAACAGCGCGAACAGCGAAAGACGAATACGGAGTTCGTAACGCGCTTGACCAACGTTGAAGCGTCGGCGAAACAGGCACACAAGCGGCTTGACCATATCGAACAGCGTATAGATCAAGCAGAGTAACACCAGCGGCGGGGGCTTCCCCGCCGCTTCTTCATTGCAAAGGAGGTATTAAATGGCACTTAAAGGGAGCAATAACGAAGCGCGAATATGGAATTATTGTATCGCGCAGGGATTAACCGAAGCGGGGGCGGCGGGCTTGATGGGTAATCTTTACGCTGAAAGTGCGCTTAATCCAAAGAACCTTCAAAACAGCTACGAAAAGAAGTTGGGACACACGGACGAAAGCTACACGGCGGCAGTTGACAACGGGACGTATGAAAACTTCGTGCGGGATCGCGCAGGATACGGGCTTGCACAATGGACGTATTGGAGCAGGAAGGAAGCCTTGCTTGCTTTCGCGCGTTCAAAAGGAAGGTCAATCGGCGATCTTGAAATGCAGTTGGATTTCTGCTTCAAGGAGCTTTCGAGCGGATACAAAGCCGTATTGAATACGCTTAAAACCGCAACGACCGTCCGCGCCGCTTCCGATAGCGTTCTTCTGAAATTTGAACGCCCAGCGGATATGAGCGAAGCCGCACAGAAACGGCGCGCAAGCTACGGGCAAAAGTATTTTGACAAGCACACCGTGGCGGGCAAAGGCACAAAGAAGGAGGAAAACAAAGTGGGGAAAATGACAAGCGCCGCATTCGTCGAAAAGCTGATCGACGTTGCAAAGAATTATAAAACGCTTTATGTTATGGGTTGCTTCGGCGCGCCTATGTCGGCGGCGAACAAAAAGCGCTATACAAGCAATCATACATACAACAAACAGGCGGCGCGAACGCGCATGATTAACGCCGCAAGCGCGGATACGTTTGGCTTCGATTGCGTTTGCCTTATAAAAGGCATTTTATGGGGCTGGCGCGGCGACACGGCGAAGAGTTACGGCGGCGCGTCCTATGCCGTGAACGGCGTTCCGGACATCGGAGCGGATCAGATGATTACAAAATGTGCGGGCGTTTCGACGGACTTTTCAAACGTTGCAGTCGGCGAAGCGTTGTGGTGTGAAGGTCATATCGGCGTTTACATCGGAAACGGGCTGGGCGTTGAATGTACGCCGCGCTGGGATAACAAAGTTCAGATTACCGCCGTTGCAAATATCGGCAAGAAGGCGGGTTACAACGCGCGCACATGGAGGAAGCACGGGAAGTTACCTTATATCGACTATACAGGCGCGCAGACCGACACTTCCGGCGGCACGGCGGAGGGCAAAAAAGACAATGCCGTGGCGGGGTATGCCGTCGGCGATATTGTCGAGTTCATCGGAACGAAACATTACACAAGCGCGAACGCTTCGAGCGGGAAGCCTTGCAAAGCGGGCAAAGCGAAGATCACGCAGATTTACAAGAGCGGAAAGCACCAGTACCACCTTGTAAAAGTGTCCGGCGGCGGTTCGACCGTGTACGGCTGGGTGGACGCGCAGGACATTTCCGGCGGGACATCGGCGCAGAAGATCATGGCGGGAAGTAAAGTGCGCGTGAAAGCGGGCGCGAAAACCTATTCCGGCGGAAGCCTTGCTTCCTTCGTCTATTCCCGCGATCACATTGTCAAGGAGCTTTCCGGCAAGCGCG